CCGCTTTGAGTGATGCCGAAAAAGATTTTGTTATAGAAATTTATGCTAAAGAAACGGCTATAACTCCTGAAGCAGATGCCACTAATAAAATAACTTACTTAATAACAACTGGGCAAGCCTCTACAACTGAAGAGGGTCGCATTTTTCTTGTGGATGCTTGGGCTGATCATCATGTTTTGGATGTGGTTGCATGTGGACAACGAGCCACAGCAGTTAGGCTATATTCTGATATTGGGGTGTATCTTAGCTTGGCAGATACAACCGACTTTTTCACGACTGTAGAAAATCTATATTTTGCTTTTGAAAGGCAAGCTATAAAAGGCTCTAAAGATGGCTCAGAGATAGGGCTTTTTGATTATGTAGAAAGCACTCCGGGCACTGTGTACGAATTCGCTGGCCTAGCGTCAAAAGGATACACCATGCAAAACGGTGATCCAGACGAAACAAACCTCATAAATGATATTATGAACATAATCAGGAAAGGTGAATATTAATGAAAGCTGATTTTGTTCTTAGAGAAATGGTTCTTAATGAGATTATGAAGGGTCGGATAATGTGGGTTCAAGACGATCAAGAGGGAGAGGATCAAAAAATAGTGGATTATGTAAAAGTGGTCCCTCAATCCCCTATAGTTCTAGTACATTTCACCGACAACACGGTAATGGAAATGAACGAGCATAAGCCTTATACCTTTGAAGTTAATACAAAATTAAATTGGAAAAAAGCCACTAGGCGACAGATAGCGCAATCTAATAATAATATATAAATACTTTGGTTGACGTATCGAGACATAAAATTATGACTAAAAATAACTACTCATGCGGCCCTTATGGCGATGGTTCTATTGCCAAAGTATTATCGTGGTGCATTAGAAAGCTTCTTGATATTTGTGAGATGAATTTTGAAAAATCATGTAAACGCCATGATCATGTGTGGGGGCCTGAATACGGAGGTCCTAATACTCGTGATGATATAGAGTTTATGCTTAATGTTTATGATGAGGCTAAAGAGCAAGACTCTAACTGGCCGTGGATTTATTCCTCAGTAGGTTTTGTAATGGTTAGGATTACAGCTTTTGTTTATAAGGCTCATTTAAGCGCTCTTAAAATGATAAAGCCTATAAAATCACAATTTAAGAAATTAAAGAATAATTACTAACTTGCTATAAAGCTTTAAGTAATTATAATGTAAGTATTCACTATCAAGGGATAACCTTATTATGAGGCCCAAATGAGATAGTTTAGATCACCTTCGGGGATAATGGTCAAACGTAACACTTAGTTAATTCTAAGTATTTTAATCTTTTTTGGAGAATCATAATGTCTAAAACATTATCATCCGTTGCAAGCATTGAGTTTGACAGCGAAGTAAAACAAGCCTATCAAGGCATGTCTAATCTGCGTAGTACCGTTACACAGCGTCAAGGCTGTGTAGGTGATACTTATAATTTTCGTTCAATGGGTAAGGGCTTAGCTAATCAGAAAGCCTCTCAAGCCGATGTAACTCCTATGGATGTTGCAAACGGTTTAATTCCAGCGACCCTACAAAATTGGAATGCTGCAGAGTATACCGATATTTTTGATCAAGCTGCTGTTAACTTTGATGAGCAATCAGAGCTAGCTGAAGCCATCGCAATGGCTATCGGTCGTCGTGAAGATCAGCTTATTATTGATGCTGCTGTTGCCGGTACAGGCTCTACTGTTGCCGCTGGCGGTACTAATCTTACAGTCGCTAAACTTCGAGCTGGAGCAAAAAACCTTAATAAAGCTGGGGTTCCTAGTAAGGATCGTCATATTTTGGTTAGCGCTGAAGGCCTTGATTCTATGCTTGGAGAAACAGAGGCCACTAGTTCTGATTTCGCAGTGGTTAAGGCTTTGGTTCAGGGTGAGATTGATACTTTTGTTAGTTTTAAGTTTCACACTATAGAAGATCGAGATGAGGGCGGATTACCTATTGCGGCTAATATCCGTTCTACAATGGGGTATCACATGAAAGGTATAGGTATCGCTGTTGGTATCGGTCCTAAAACTGAGGTTAACTACATCGCCCAAAAGACTTCTTGGCTTGCCAATGGAATCTTGAAAGCTGGTGCGGTTGCCCGTGATCCTGAAGGCATCGTTACTATAGAAACTGACGAATCATAAACTTTACGCTTTAGGGGGTTGCTCGCCCCCTATTGCCTTTTTATTAATTAATTTGGAGAAATACAATGGCTTTTGAATCAGAAAATTTTTTACCACTTTCAAGCCTTGCCAATAGTAACGCGCCACGTCAATTCAGCTATAGTTCTGATTCTGACAACTTGGCCACAGTTAAAGGAGCTAATTATTTTGATAACGCAGCTCTAACCACTGGCGGTTTAGGTTTAAAAGATGGTGATGTTATTTATGTTAAAGCTTCCGATGCTTCTAGCTTTTTAGATATGGCTGTTGCTGCTGGTGTTTCGACTGTAAATAGCGCTAACGACTTTGCATAATGGCAAGTCAAATAGATATGGCGTCTAACGCCTTATTGTTATTGGGTGACGCTCCTATATCCTCTTTTGAGGGTGCAGGGGCGGGTGCTCAAGTTATGAGTAATTTGTACGAAAGTACCTATCTTGACATGATCACGTCAACACCTTGGGGCTTTACTAAGAAACAACAAAACCTATCACAGAATACAACACCTCCTACGTTCGATAACTACCAATACAGTTATACTATTCCAGCAGATGCGCTTACTTTGTTTGGTCTGCGCTCTAATATGGATTACTACACGTATGAGGGTAAATTAATCTACACAAATGATTCCTCGGCACAACTTGAATATTTTATAAAACCTAATGAGGGTGACTTACCTCCTTATTTTGTAAGACTTATGGAAGCTGAGCTTGCCGCTAGGGCTGCTATGGCGGTCACAGATCGTTCTACATTAGCCGCCGAGATGCGTAACCAAGCAGATGCTCAATGGGTTAGGGCTGCTGGTATCGACGCTCAAAACGACACTAACGAGGCCATAAGGTCAAGTCCGTTCACAGAGGTGCGCGGATGACATGGGAAATACAATCTAACTTTTCAGCCGGTGTATTAGATCCTAAGCTAAAAGGTCGTATTGACTTAAGCACTTATTATAATGGCGTTGAGGAGGGTTTAAATGTTATCGCTCTACCTCAAGGCGGTTTCACTCGTCGACCCGGTTTTGAATATCTAAATAGCACAACTAATCCTGTTAGGCTTTTTGCTTTTGAATTCAATGTAGATCAAAGCTATGTCGTTGGTTTTGATGATACTGATTGGATTGTATGGGATTTAGATGGTGTTCAAATCGACACGGATACGCATACTTTTGGTGCTGATATCTTCGATGCTGATTTTGTACAAAGTGCTGATTTCCTGATATTGGTACATCCTGACCATGCACCCGCGCAATTGGTTAGAGATACAGCAGTAGACTTTAATTTCTCCGATATTACTTTACTGAATATCCCTACTTTTAATTTTGACGATGCGAGCAGTCCTGTGCCTGTTTCGTGTGTTCAAACATTAACATTTTCAAGTTTTGCCGTTTCAGACCGTTATAAATTGGTATTAAATGATTTCTTGAGTGCTGAGATATCATTTGCATCTACTTCAGCCGATAATATAACCAGAATAAAACAGGCTCTATTAGATATGCCTTTGATCGACAGTGATCCCTCTACGGTAACGGTAACGGGCGGCCTTACAACTTATACTATTACTTTTTCAGGTAATAGCGCCTCAGATTACGAAGAATTAAACGGTGTTATTGTTGAATCACAGTCTTTAAGTGCAGCAGCAACAGCGGTTGTTGCAACTCCTGGTACCACTAAGAAAGAGCCTGTTTGGAGTGCTGGTCGTGGCTATCCTGTATCAGTGATATTCCATGAGGGAAGGTTGGTATTTGGCGGCTCAAAGTCTCGACCAGCGACTATATGGTTTAGCTTTGCTAATGATTTCTTTAACTTTAAAGAAGGTACTGGGCGCGATGATGAGGCAATTGTAGCGACTTTAGATACTGACCAGCTAAACGGTATTGTTGGCTTAAGTACAAATAGGAATTTACAAATATTTACTACAGGTCAGGAATTCTTTGTGCCTGTATCACCCATTACACCGGGTAACATTGTTATTAAGCCTCAGTCTAGATATGGCGCTTTGCCTATTAAGCCTCAAGTAATTGACGGCTTTACCTGTTACGTACAAAGGACAGGTAGGGCTTTAAGACGGTTTATATTGACTGAGTTTGAATCAAGCTATGAATCTATCAGTGTTTCGTTTCTAGCGCCTGAATTGGTTAATGGTCCCACGGAGATGACCGTACAGAGGGGTGCTTTTAATATTGACGCCTCATACCTTTATTTGCTTAATGGCGATGGTACTTTATCGGTTTATTCCTCTAAAAAAGAAGAACAAATTAATAATTGGGTTAAGTGGGATACTAACGGCACGATTAATTCAGTGGTAGCGGCTCAAGATGAATTGTTTTTCTCAGTTACTAGGACAATAGATGGTAATACGGTTCATTTCCTTGAAAGGCTTTATAACAGTCAAGATGATCAAATGTGGTGTGATGCCGGTGTTCGTTATGATCAAGCTGCCTCACCTACTATAAACGGATTAGGTCATTTAGACGGCGAAGAAATTCGAATAGTTTCTGATAACAACGTACAAGCCGACCAAGCGCCCGTTGCCGGGTCTGTTACTTTGGGCCGTGATACAGAATTTGGATGGGTTGGGTTAAATTATAATCCTAATATCAAGACAATGCCCGCTGTGGTACAGACTCAAAGGGGTTCAAGTTTCCCATTGCGCAAGCGATTCGTTAGAATAAGACCATTACTTTTAGATTCTTTAGGGGTTTGTATCTCTAATGGTACGGATGAGATATTTTTATCAGACAGGTTATTTAATGTGGACACCCTAAACAGTTCTTTAGATCCAAGAAGCGGTATAGGTCAGGGCGTTAAGTTCTTGGGTTGGACCTATGAAGCACAATTGGACATATATCAAAAAGACCCTTTACCGTTCACAATCACCAGCTTAGCAATGGAGTTAGGATAATGGCCATTCCAGCAGCATTACTATTTGCCCAAGTAGGTACTTCTTTGTTTTCGGCAAAGCTGGCTAGTGATGCAGCTAAACAAGAGGCTCGGGCTTTAGAGTTTAAATCTGAGCAAGAAGCGGTTAATGTTCGTCTTAGAAATAATGCCCGATTAGAAAAACTTCTAGATATTGTCTCTACTAATAATGCAGCAACAGGCGCTAGGGGAATTGCTCCTTCTGGTTCTCCGCAAAGAATAATGGAGGATAATTTCAGAATGGAATCGCGAGCCTCTCAGGCTGACTTGCTTAATTCCCGAGGTATTCAATTGTCTTTAAGGGCTAGAGCGACTGCTACTAGAAGGAATTCTCAAATTAAAGCTATTGGCTCTCTATTAGGGACAGGCGCAGATATTGCTAAAACTGGCTTTAAGCCAAAGGCTAAGTAATGGTTGAGAGATTCAGAGAAGGCCCACAACAACTAACATCATCTTTAGATACTGGCGGTGCGGATGCAACTAGACAATTATCTTCTATACTGTCTGAGTTTTCAGCGAGAATAGGCTCGGAAAGACGGGACCAAGTTGTCAGGGAAAGCTTAAAAGAAGGCGCTAAGGCTGGTTTGGAGAAAAAAGCGCCACTTAAAGATGACTTTAGTTTGGCTGCTCAATCCTTTAATCAGGGGTTAACACAATCCTATATCTCTTCTATTGATAATGAAAATAGGACAGAAATAGCACGTATTGCTAGTGAAAATCCAGCAGATCCAAATAGCTTTTCAAAACAAGTTAATAGCTATCGAGATGCGCTTTTATCGGGTGTGCCTGATGAGATTAGAACTAAAGCAACTCAGAATATTGATGCTCAAATAAACCGTTCTTTTGTTCAGATTCAGGGTAATGCAATACAAGCCCAAAGGAATGAGATATTAAACGAGCTACAAAATAACGCTAATGACACAATGACTGAGGTTTCAGACCTTGCTCGTGGTGGCGATACGATTGGCGCTGCTGAGGAATTTATAAAAATCGTTGCCGATGTTGATGCAATGGATATTCCCGAAAGCAAAAAGGAAGAAATGATAGAAGCTTATGGTTTAGAACTTACAGAGCAAACCTTTAAAGGTAATGCTGATCGACTTTACGAGGAAGGCGGCATAAGGGCTGTTAATGATTGGTTAACTAAGAATGAAGGCAAACCGCAAGACGGGGTCAGTTCTGATGAGTGGGACGCTATAACCGATGCCATCCAAACCGATGCTAACCGGAAAGAATCCAGAAAGAACGCTAGGCGCTCAGGCTCTTTAAAGGATGCTAGAAACAGTCTGAGACAGTATGAGCTAGCAAAATCTCTAGGGTTTGAAGTGTCCTTACAAGATGAGGTTGAGCTTAATAGGCGTATTGCTGGTACTGAATTGGTACAGAAGAAAAAGATAATAGACGAGACGGCTAAGTTTTCGGTTTTATCCGAAGCTGATCGCAATGATATTATAGGCGAATCGAGAACAGATAGGCTTAAGGATGTTGATATGTTTGCATCCATCGTAAAAGCTGATGCAGAAATCAACAAAATGGCACTTAAGGATGGGTATTCTTTGGGTGCTAGTCAGGGAATTATAGACTTCGCACCTTTGGAAATTGGCAACCCTGAATCGTTAGCGGTTCGTCTTGAGCAAGTACAGGTTTTGTCAGAGCACTATAATGTTCCTGTTTCACCTCTAACTGATCCCGAGGCTAAATCTTTGGTCGAAGATTTAGAGACTATGACCGTTAACGAGAAAACTAATCTAGCCATGATGTTTAGTGATAATCTTGGTGTATGGGGGCAATTAGACAAAAAGAATGCTGGTGCCTTTGCAATGGCTGGCGCTACAGGTGTCGAACTTGTAATGAATACAGTTTTTAAAGGTCAGGAATTGGTTAAAGCAAAGCTAGTCAAGAATATAAAGCCTACATTATACCTTCCTGTTTTCGATGAAGAGGTAGGAGGGGTTTATGGTACAAATGATAAGCGAGCCATTTTAGATGCGTCTTTAAATTATTACTACGGAAGCTCTACTGCTGCTGTTAGCGGTGAGTTTAACGAACAGGATTTTAGAAACGCTATCCAATCTGTAAGTGGTGGTATATCTAAAGTAAATGGATTTAAAACAGAATTACCTAGAGGTGTTCCTCAAGATACCTTTCAGGATTATGTGGGTAATATTCAGCCGGAAACTATAGCCCGAATGGGCGGGGTTGCTGGTTTCACTGATGAAGAAGCGGCAGAGGCTATACGAGACGGCAAAATAACCGCTATAGGTGGTGGGGAATATGTTGTAGAGGTTGGTCAGGGTTTGGGATTTCTGGCTTCTGGAAGTCGTTTTAATATCCCTTTATCTGGCGATACTGTAACTACTCTTTTTGGAAAGGATGGGAAACCTTTTATATTAACTTATTCATTAGACTTAGATTCTACTAACCAAGCTATAGCAGAAAGTAAAACCAGTAGGCGCTCCAATAGGAAAAGATAATGCCTTTTATAGACCAAACAGATAGGCGGTCAGTGATGCAAAATGCTGTCCCAGCTACTAATGAAAAGGCTCCTGATTTTGGAGAAACTTTCGCGGCTTCTTTAGGCAATACTATTGACGAAAATCTATCCATATCTGGCACTTTAAACCGTGAAGGATGGGAGAACAGGCAGAGGCTTATTAAGGAAAAAATAGATACTGACCAATTAGACAGGTCTAAGTATTTAGATGCCCGTGGTCGGTTCGATTATAATAGGGCCTCTATGGATTTAAACGACCCATCCATAAAGACAGATGAGCAATTAACTATTGAAAGGAATGAGATGCTAGCTAATCGACGTGCTTATAGTGAGGATGTTTTGGCGCGTGGTAACGGTATAGCTCAATTCTTAGGGATGGCTAATGCTTATATGCTCGACCCTATATCTATAGCAACAATGCCAATTGCTTTGCCGGGAAATGCGGCTAAGTCTTTGTCTATTGCTGGACGTGCTTTATTAACTGCTAGAAATGTTGCGGGTATTGAGGCGGCTACTGAGTTAGCCATACAGCCTTTAGTTTATACGCATAAGCAGGATATAGAATCACCATATACAGGGCGTGATGCTATAGAGTCTATAGGTATGGCGGCTTTGGGTGGCGCTGCTTTGGGTGGTGTTGTCGGTGGTGTTTCGGGTTATTTAAAGCGCGTTATAGGTGAGGTCGAAGCTAAGGGTGTTATAGATAGTGACGGAGAATACGCCCTTGAAAGTATAGCTAGAATGACTGACTCTATAGAATATGGGCGGGCACAAAGGCAGACTTATGATGTATCTATGGTTGATTATGATAAGGTCTTGAAGGGTGAGTATGATAGCTTTTTAGCTGCATCTAAAAACACTGTAAGAGAATTAGAAAGAGAAATCACAGAAGTTTCAAAAGACGCAGAAACGGTAAACGATTTAATAAAGGCGGCTGGTGGATTTGATAGGGCTAGGCTAGAGCTTGAAGGTATAGACCCTGCATCATTCAAGTGGCAGGGAAGCAACCCTTTATTTAGAAAGACAGGCGGAAAGCTTCCCGATGAAGTAGCGGAAATGTTAAACGAGGCCAATTTTAGGGGCGGTAATTGGGATGAGAACAGTGTTATAGACCTTGCTGATTCTTTGGCTAGGGGTGATCGTATCCTTACTAATCCTGAAGTCGATGCACATATACAGTTTAATCAAAAGCAGATAGATGATTTAAGCTTAAGACCTGATGAGGATTATTTAGAATCTATTTATAAGGGTGCTAGGGAGGCTGATGTTCAAGACGATTTAGATTATCTATCCGCCTTAGAGCAAAAGTATGATGAATTTAATAAGCCTAGTATAACCCCTGAGAAATTCGCTAGGCCAGATATACCAAAGGCTAGCAACCAAGTACAGATATCAAGGCAGGATTTCATTCTTGATGAGATGGGTATAAAAGATGATTACAATAGAGCTATTCAGGATTTTAACGAGATAGATAAGCCTAAGATTTTAATAGATGATAGCCTTCAAGATGCTGCTCCTTTTATGAAAAGTATTGATGACGAATTGGAGGGCATCGAATCGGTGCTAAGTTGTGCTCATGGCTGAATTTGATTTCTGTATAGATGCAGCATTTAAAGCGGGGAAGATTACTAAAGCCCTAGCCGAAGAGATTAAGGCGGCTGATAATCCTGAAGTATCTATAGATAATATTGTTAGTGACTTAACCCGGCAAAAACGAGAGGCGGCAATACAAGCTGTGGTCATTTCTAAAGCTTGGGATGATATAAACTCACACAAAACCAAAGGAAAGAATAAGCGTTACAACGGGTTAATTGCTCTACTTACAAAAGACCCTACAGGCCGTGCAGGTTATGATAATGTTGAATATTTAGCCAAAACATATACGGCTGAATTTCATGCTGATTTTGCTGAGGCAATGTCTAGGTTTCGGACTAGGCGTATAGGCTTCTCTCAAGATGAAGAAGGGCTTAGAAAATTAATCAAGGCTATCTATGGTGAAAAGGTCGATGATTCCGAAATTATGGGATTTGGTGAAGATTGGCTTAAAGTTACTGAGAAAATCCGAAATACTGTTAATTCTCTAGGTGGTTCTATATCTAAGAATGAAAAATGGTTAATGCCTCAAAGCCATGACCCTAGGTCTATTTTAAATCTTGGAAAAGTTAAAAGTGATATTAATGTAAAGCAAGCTTTTAATATGAAGGATATTGATGTAAACCTAGCTAGAAAGAGATGGAAAGAAATCACAATCCCTAGATTAGACCGTTCTCAG